TAAAGCTTTTATATTCATTTTACTCATCTTCATTTTCCTTTGTTAAGCGACATTTAATGATTGTGCTACCTGAAAAAGGTAAGCATTTTGCATAATTTCAGTTTCATTATCTACGACATGGTCGATTGCGTCATTGTAGCGGTTAGGGATTCTAACACGCTCTTTGACAGTTTTTGATGTTACCATAGTGTAGAAGACATCTTTACCGTCACACTCCATGTTGAGGTCAAGGTAAATGTTTTTTGAAAGGTATACTACAGATAGTACCAATGTACTTTGAGACTTTTGATTACTACCAATAGATTTCTTCATACTTTTTCTTACTTGTTTCTGCATTTTATTTCCTTAGTTTTGTTTCTCTCTATAACTATAATAACACTTAAGCTGTATAATACAAATGTAAAACGCAACTTTTGTTAATTAACTTATAATTTTTGCTTTAGTATCACTAAGATAAGTGAATGACTTATATTGAAGTTGTTCTTGTATCATTTTCAAAGTCCACCCTCTTTTTTCGGTAGTTATGGTTTCAGATACTTTCAAAATTCTATTACCATCTTTATCGTAGTCGATGGGTGAAACGTTAAAACCTAATGTTTCAAGTTCATCCTTTACAGTCCACTTACCTTGTGTGAACCCTGTTGGTGTTGCGCTACCGTAATTCATTTTAAGCCTCATATATCATTAAAGTTCCGGAATCATAAAACTCTGCGAAGTATCCATTCTTATTGAGGTATTTGTAAATGTCATTGTGAACCCCCATAGTGAAATGTTTTTCTTCGGAATCATATGACCAAGCATTGTAGTCGTATGACTGATATTCATCGGCTAACTCCGGATTGTTTTTAATCCACAACCCACCAGATCTACCATCAAATTCTTCACTACCCACTACCTCAAGTTTGAATTTCTTGACTAACTCTTTTTTTAATTTGGCTAATGTCATGATTACTCCGTTGGTTTCGTTTCTCTCTATAAATATAATAACATGAAAAAGCGTATAATGCAAATGCAAAATACGCTTTTTGTTTAATTTTCTTATATTAGGTCATTTTCCTATTTAGGAAAATGGTTGGTTTTAGGAAAATTTTAGTTTATTTGTATAGTTGTTTAACACCCTTAAGAACACCCTTTATAGCTTCAGGATTAACTTTACCTGCATCTATTGGAGTTTTGCTATTACCCTTATAAAGATCCCATGTCTTAGCCTTTTTATCAACTACTACGGTAAAACTACCTTTATTGTATTCAGCTTTCTTAGGATCTTGTGAAATACCCCATCCTTGAATTTCAGGATACCAAGCACCCCATTTATTCCAAGCATCTTGCCAACTTTTAAAGTTTTCTTTACTACTCTTTGCGAAATTGTAAAACTCATCTTGAATTTTATCAAGTGTAGACATTTTATTTGTATCAACTAAAGACCCTATTGTACCTGAAGCTAAATTAGCTATATCTTTTAGTACTTTAGGTGAGGTGTTTTCATCCAAATCTTCCATATCATCTGGGAACACATCTTCTTCTGCGTCATAGTTCTCTACTGGTGTATCTGCCATTGAGGGGTCCAATGGTGGCATGATGTCACGATTGAAATATTCATTGAGGCGGTATAAAAATTCTTTATGATCCATATACTTCTGCTAGTCCTTCTGTTATCATTAGCTTATTGATATTTATACCATCTAAATATATTGTTCCTAACCATCTACCATACTTACCTTTCTTATCTTTAAAGGTTTCTATGATGACGTTGGGTTTTCCTAAAACTCTTTCTCTTAACCAATCACGAGATACACGAGCTTCTAATATAGTATCACCACGTAATTCGGGTGTATCTATACCTAATAGTCTTAGTTTCTGTTTTTTCATGATGACACCGAAGCCTAAGTCGAAATCTGCTGTTATTGTATCTCCATCATAGGCAGCTGTTATCACCGCATTGTATGTATATTGACATTCGTGCATATTATTACCCCACATAGAAGGTCATGAAAGCACCTTCAGATTCTTTTAATTCAGCTTTTAACTCATCTCTCTCAGTGATACCTTCTTCTTTGATAGATGTATCAATAACACCACCACCAAGAAGCTGTACGCCTTGAAATTTAACTCTAATTATACCTAGAGTTATCTTTGAAAGAGCTAAAGCATATCTTTTAACCCATGATTCACCGTACTGTTGTTGCTCTTCTCGAATAGTGTTACAACCAATAGCTATGTGCCCTCTAGGTGTACTTGGTGCAGCTTGTTTGACGGGGTCAGGAATTAGTGTTAATGAGTGTGATCTATTATTATATTCAAATCTAAACTCAGATGCCGTCATACGCTTAATTAAGTCTAAATACTGCATTGATGCTTCATATGTTATCCATCCTTCAGCGAAACCACCACCACCAGAACCGAAATTGAAATCAAAACCGGCATTTTGCATTTGATTACCTGTACTAAATAAAGTATTAATTCCACCAAATCCAGCACCACTTCCTGTACAATCACCTTCCAATGCAAATACACCGGTACAGCAGTCAGGGAGTATAAACCCACTAACAGGATCATAATCAGCTAAATCAAGAGCCAGATACTTTCTTTCTTGGTTTACATACTTGGTAAATTCTTCGACTGCCTCATTAATAGCATCATTAATGTGATCTTCGGTTAATTCTACGGTAATTAGTGGATGACCTAACTTTCTTAGGATCCATTCACAGAAATCCGGCTTACTTTGAATTATGAAACTTTTATAACTCGACATGTGCTTCTCCTTAGTGTTTTTTACTAATTATATTTATAAATATTAAAAAAGATATGGAGTTGTTAAAATGTCTAAATTCTTAAAGCTATACGAAGAAATCAAGCGTGATATGGAAGATGAAGCTGAAAAGTGGTCACAAGATGTCAATGTCAAAAAAGGCAAGATGCGTAGGTTACTTAACGTGCCAGCTGATAAGAAATTAACCGATGTATATACAAGCGGTCAAAAATTAGCAAAGGACTTATTGAAGGCCATTGGTGATAAGAAAGAGGTATCTAGTATGTTAGCTTATGCGGCAAATATTGATTCAGATAATAACGTGCTAGACCGAGCACTTCATGCAATTAAAAGTCTTTAACGGAGTTGAGAAATGACAAAGAAATTCGATGATTTATACAAAACAGTGTGTGAAAACATTAAAGTAGGGTTCCCTATTTCAGTACAGAATCCTTCAAGAGAGGTCCCATATACCGTAGGGTATGACATGGGTCAGGAACTTAACGATGAGCATTTAGCACATATTGCTGATCTTATCAACAATAACGGTAGATTAACTAATCCACATCACCCCCTAAACCTAAAAGTTAGAAGCTATATGAACCAAATGAGGAATATGTCTCATATGGAATTATCAAGATTAGCTGAATTGATAGGTATGAGGCATGCTGATGTCCATCATGATGAGAGACTTATTGATGCAGTTGTTAATCATTTGGGTGAAAATCCAGAGAATTGGAAAGTATTAAGTCCATATATCTTTACTGAAGAGGATTTAGCAGAAATTCACGGTAGAAATTTAGCAGAAACATCAGAAGATGACAGTGAATGGGTATCTCAGAAGAGCCATGATGATAATTGGATGGCTGTAGAAAGCGACGACGAAGAAGATGAAGACGAATTAGAAGAAAAGATTGTTAAAGATAAGAAATTTCGTAAAGGTAAAGTGACTACAGTTATGAAAACTGATAAAGAGGATACCAAGATCCTTCAGGGGAAAGAGGTTAAATTGTCATCAGATGAGAAGAAAAACCGTGAAAAGGCAGCTCATGATCGTGAACAGGGTGGTAATGTTGCGAGAAAGCGTCAAAAATCATTTAAATCGACAATACAGGTCAAACGTCAGAAACTTAGAAAGAAGCCGGATCAATTCAATAAATAAGATCCAAGTTCTATTGCAAGGAGATTTTAATGGATGAACTAACAAATAACGACGAAAGAGAACGTGTTGTACCCTTTGAGGGTCTACGCTTTCGTAGTAATGCGAATTTAAGAGGCGAGGGTAAAGTTGAAAGTATCCCCCTTGATGATTTCAAATATTATACTAGTGAAATAATCCGTTGTAAGACCGATATTGATTATTTTGCCAATGCTTATTTTACAATTGTAGAATTAGGTGTCGGTAAACACGTAATCAAAACTTATCCAAGACAGAGTGAACTATTACAATCTATGGTTGATAATGATCGTTTATGTGTACTCGCTTCCCGACAAGTTGGTAAAACTACCACATATAATATATTTGCATTACATACTTGTTGTTTCAGTCAAGATAAAAAGATATTAATTTTAGCCAATAAAGCAGCAGCCGCAACTGAATTCTTGGCACGTATTAAGATGGCATATGAGATGCTACCGTCGTGGATAAAACCCGGAGTTAAGGAATATAACAAAACTTCAGTAGAGTTTTCTAACGGATGTCGAATTGAAGCCTGTGCAACAACTCCCGATTCTGCTCGTGGTAAAGCTTGTGATATTCTAATCATTGATGAAATGGCGTTCGTTCCACCTAATATTATGGAAGAATTGTGGTCATCAGTATATCCTGTAGTATCATCAGCTAAGGGAACTAAAGTTATCGTGGTATCAACACCAAACGGTACTGGTAATATGTTCCATACAACTTATGAGGGTGGTGTATTAGGTACTAGTGAGGATGGTTGGACTTCATTTAAATTCTTATGGAATGAAGTGCCCGGAAGGGATGAACATTGGAGGCGAATACAAATTGCGTCTTTTAATGGTGATTTGCAGAAATGGAATCAGGAATTCGGTTGTGAATTCTTAGGATCAACTAACACTTTAATTCCACCAACAGTATTAGAAGAATATACTAAATACTTTGTAGATATAAAGAATGCGGGCTTAGATGTAAATGAAATAGAATATTGTGAAAACTATGAAGTCAAGATCTTTAAAAAGGCTGAAGATTGGCATTGTTATGTTATAGGTTGTGATGTTGCTGACGGTGTTGGTGGTGATGCTACCGTAATCAAAATATTCGATGTAACTAACCCTATGCAGATAGAAGAAGTTGCATGTTTTGCAAATAAGTATATTCCGACTATATCAGTGCCGTATATGTTAGCTAAATTGGGCTTTATGTACAACCTTGCACCAATTGTAATGGAATCAAATAACATGGGTAGGTCAGTTATTGATATGCTATTCACAATATTTGAGTATTCTAATATCGTTTCGTACGGTAGTAAGGGAATGGGTATTCATAGTTCAAACAAGATTAAAATTGAAGCATGTGAGCATTTAAGACGTTATATGGCTAATATAATTAAGAATAGAGTAATTTTAAGAGATGAGCAGTTATTAAATGAATTAAAGGATTTCCAGAAAGTCAGAGTCGGAGGTATCATGAGTCATACATATAAGTGTGTGACTGAGAATGATGATCACGTAATGGCAACTGTCTGGGCATTCTATGGCTTAATGCCGGAAATCATTGATCAATTGTTCGATGCGCGTTATGAAATGATTGGTATCAATAGATATCCTATATCTATTAAGAACTTTTATAGTCCTTCCGAAGTGGAAGCTGAGAGAAATATGTTCAGTGCAAGAATAGATAAAACACAGGCTTTGATAATGAAGAAACAGAATACACAGATTGACAAATTTAAACACAACGTATTTAATCCTGTAGTTGACGCTCGTAACGAGGAGCGTAGAAAAATAAACCCTAATAGCTTTGGATTTTTCTAATGGCATTACCTAACACAGCATACAATTTAGCAACGGGTAACAAGTGGATATTGTCAATACCGTTCAATCTATTAGAGTTAGAACCTCTTGATGAAGAAACAGAGACTCCTACTTTTAGAGAAACTATAGCTTTTAACCTATATAACTTTTCAATTCCACAGTTATCAATAGGTGAAGCGAATTTTGGTTTATTTGGAGCACAGTTTCCAATACCAACAAATGTAAGAAATGAGGATAAATCGATCCTCTTTAATTATATGCTATCTTCGGATTGGCATCAATTTAAGACACTTTACAAGTGGTTTTCGTTGATAGCTGATGAGGATGGTGGTGCAGGTACAGATGTACCTACTAATTACTTACTCGATGTCACTGTAACTATGATATCAGAGTATAAGAATGAAAGGTTTGATATAGTATTCCACGGTGCATGGTTGCAAGCGTTGGGTGAAATAGACCTTAATTACCAAAATGCAGAAGCTAATATATCCCATTCATTTACTTTGAGATATGGCTTTTATACTATCGAAAACCTAATCTAAAAATGATAAATAAAGTAAAGGATATATTCAGGAGAATCAAATGAAATCAGACAAACAAAGAATCTTAGAAGCCTATTCAGAGGATCTAAAAGGTATGTTCACTGAAAACAAAGAAGAACACAAGTCTTCTGATGTTAAGAAGTGGGTTGTAAATACACCAGTATATGTAAAACAAAAAAACAATATTGTTGATGCTTATGCTTTATTAGCAGAAGGAGACAATTTCCGTTTAAATAAAATGGCTATTCTTAATGAAGCGATCAACCTACGTGGTAAAGCGTCTAAGTTAAAAGAAGCTATGGACACTGCACATAAGGACATGGTAAGATATGAAGAAAATTCAGAATTAGC